CTAATGAATTGATTACTACAGTCAAAGGATGACCAGAAGGATTTGATCCAAGAAATTGAATCAGAACTCCAAAATGATCATATGTTGGATTGCAAACTTCAGCAGCAATACCACGCATAATTGTTAAATCCTCCTCATCAAAGTTCTCTGACTTTTCCGCAATTCTAATAAGAATTTTGAAAGCAGCCAACATAAACCTTGGTGACATCCTAGTATCAAAAGCTTTGTAATCTCCTGCAACAATCCTGTCCTTACCATGCCTAAAAACACCCTTCATCAACTCATCCCACTCAGGGGAATACACGTTGACACCACAAGCACACTCAAACAATTCCTTCTTTTTCTGCATCAAAGCAGATAGAGAAAGAAAATATTTACGTTCTGTCATGGTAAAAGGCATATTTGAACCTGCAAAAACTCTAACCTTAGTTTTTCCAATTTTTACTGGTTCATCCTTAAGCGATGCCTTAAACACCGTATTAATCCTATTTCCATTTTTCAACTCTTCCTCAATTCTTCTAACTTCCTCCAAAATTTCTTCATCCACATCACGAGGACAAGAAATTCCTTCAACAAACCTCTGAGACTCACAAACAAATTGTCTTTTAGTCCCTTTAAGAGGAAATCCAGCTGCGGTTCCAAACTCCATTGAATTAATTCCATTAACTCCATCATATCCGGCTAAGACAGCATCAATACTCATCTTACCTATTTGCGCATAATCCTCTTTGGTGAGACCATCTAAGATTTGTTTTTCAAAATCTTCATATGCCTTATTAAAAGAATCCAATTGAAATGCATAAGCTGTATCACTTTTCCCTTCAACATCTACCAATTTGTGTCTATCATCTCTCATTTCACATGGTGGTCCATGAATCTTAGGTAGACCTAAATTTTTAACAACTGATTCAGAAATCATACTTGTAACAACCTTAGATGAAGGTGTACTACGAGGTTGATTATGTTGACCAAAAACAACACATTTTGCTTCTGATTTCAATTGATGAACCACAGATTTCTCATGCGGTTCAACCAATGGGCCAACATTAATCCCCATTATTGTAGTTTTAAAAGCCTGTGCACTATGAGAAACCATAATACCAGGTCTCTTATTCAACTGCTTAATAGCATCCAATACCTGGGTTCTCGTAAGAAAACCTGCGGCTCCACTACTACCTTTTCCG